ATATCGAAGCGTCAGTTGATTCGCAAAATCGTGTATTGATCAGTCACAATGATGGCGGCGAGTTCCGTATGAAAGAAGGAACAGGTACTCCATTAGTTGACTACGGCTTCTCAGCATATGACTACGAACCAAGTTCAGGAAACTACAGAACAGGTACAGAATATTTGTTTGATGCACCTACTGGCGATTTAAATGGTAATGATTTCATTGCCAGCAACTGGATTCCATTAAACTACGTGGCCAGCGGAGATGCTCCTTCACGTATTCCAGCAGACGGACGTCTATGGTATAGTTCAGTAATTGACGAAGTGGATATTATGATTCACGACGGTTCTAACTGGGTTGGATATAACAACTACACTGACTATGGTGCTACTGATCCTAATGGTCCTCAGGTAGCTGCTACTGCTCCAGAATTGCAAAGCGAAGGTGGCGATCTAGTTACTGGTGACCTATGGATTAGCACAGCTGATCTTGAGAACTTCCCGCAAGTTTATAAGTTTAACTTTGATCTAGCAAATCTTCCAATTGCTAAACGTTGGGTACTAGTTGACAAAACTGACCAATCAACTGAAGATGGTATCTTGTTTGCTGATGCACGTTACAACACTAGCGGTGTAAACAGTTATGAAGCAGGTACTATTACTTCATTGTTATCTTCAAATTACTTAGACTTTGATGCACCAGATCCAGCACTATATCCAAAAGGTATGTTGTTATGGAATCTACGTCGTTCTGGTTACAATGTAAAAGCATTTATTCGTGACTACATTGACACTGCTGAAGATAACGTTCGTTATGACCCAGGTAGTACAGGCGGTGAATCACAAGCTGACTATTGGCCACATCGTTGGGTTACTGCAAGTGCAAACCAAGAAGACGGCTCAGGTAGTTTTGGTCGCAAGGCACAGCGTAAAGTTATCGTAACAGCCCTACAAGCAACAGTTAATTCTAATGACCAGATTCGTGATGAAGATGGACGTATCTTTAACTTGATCGCTTGCCCAGGTTATCCTGAGCTAATTGGCGAAATGATCAGCTTAAACTACGATCGTGGTTTAACAGCATTTGTTGTAGCAGATACACCAGCACGTTTAACTCCAGATGCAACTAGTTTGCTAGCATGGGGTAATAACTTTAATGGCGCATTAGAAGACAACGATATTGGTGCTGCTAGCTTTGACGAGTACATGGGTATGTTCTATCCATGGGGCTATACTAGCGATAACTTTGGTAACAACGTTGCTGTTCCACCGAGCCACATGATCTTAAGAACTATTGCTCTAAGCGATCAAGTTAGCTATCCATGGTTTGCACCAGCTGGTGTACGTCGTGGCGGCATTACTAATGCAACAGCAGTTGGATACATTAGTTCAGAAGGTGAGTTTAAATCAGTTGCATTAAACAACGGACAACGCGACACACTATATGAAACAAAAGTTAACCCGATTACATTCTTCACAGGCACAGGCTTGGTAAACTATGGTCAAAAGACTCGTGCTAAGGCAGCAAGTGCATTAGACCGTATCAACGTAGCACGTTTAGTAATTTACTTACGTAGACAACTAAACCAACTAGCTAAGCCATACATCTTTGAACCTAACGATAAGATTACACGTGATGAAATTAAAGGTGCTGTAGAATCTCTACTATTAGAACTAGTAGGACAACGTGCTCTATATGACTACTTGGTAGTTTGTGACGAAAGTAACAATACTCCAAGCAGAATTGATAGAAACGAGCTATGGATTGACATTGCTATTGAACCAGTTAAAGCAGTTGAGTTTATCTACATTCCACTACGCTTGAAGAACACTGGCGAGATCGCAGGTCTATAATTTAAAGGAAGAATAACATGGCAATCGCAACATTATCAAGATTTACAGTGCCTTTGGCTAGTGACCAATCATCTAGCACACAAGGCATGTTGATGCCGAAGTTAAAATATCGCTTTAGAGTGATGTTTGAAAACTTCGGAGTATCAACTCCAACTACAGAACTTACCAAGCAGGTTATCACTGCTGCTAAGCCAAACGTATCGTTTGCAGCTCAAAAGATTGAGATCTACAACAGTACTATTAACTATGCAGGCAAGCACACTTGGGCGCCAATGGCGATCAGCTTACGTGATGACGTAACTGGTAACGTTAGCAAGCTAGTAGGCGAGCAGATGCAAAAGCAGTTTGACTTCTTTGAGCAAGCATCAGCAGCATCAGCAGTTGATTACAAGTTTACATTACGTATTGAAGTACTAGACGGCGGCAACGGCGCAAGTACTCCAAATGTTTTAGAAACATGGGAATGCTACGGATGCTATATTGTATCTGCTAACTATCAGTCTATGAGTTATGCTGAACAGACACCAATGTCAATTGACTTGTCAATTCAGCCAGACAACTGTTTACAGATTCCTACTGGTGCAGGTATCGGTGCTACTGTGACACGTACAACTGGTACACAGGCAACTGGCCCAGGCGGCGCAATCTAAGCAAAATAAAAAAGCAGCTTCGGCTGCTTTTTTTTGATTAATCATTATCTACTCAGTTTATTGGGTTGGATAAATATTGTATGACTAGTAAATCCAGCGGACAATTTAATAACACAGGTGGAAAAGGCCTCGGCGATTATAAACATGCCGCTCGCATGTTTGTGGACGGTGACTTTGCCTTAGCACCACGCTCAAAGTTTCAGTATCATGTGCAGTTTAGCGGACAAGGCTGCGGCCCAGATCTTAACATGTTGGTCAAGAGTGTTGACCTTCCTAAGTTCCAAATAAACAATGAAGTTGCACATCAATATAATAGAAAACGTGTCATACAAACTGGTATAACGTATCAGCCTATTACTGTTAAATTCCACGATGATAATTCTAGCACTGTTAGAAGTTTGTGGCAAAGTTATTACGCTTATTATTTTAGTGATAGCAAAGCGGCTGATAAAGGATTGTACGGTAAGTCACTAGGACCTCCAATGTCTTTTTATGGTTTAGAAAATGAACCAGTTAAACCTTTTTTAAGTTTTATAAAAGTGCATACTTTTGCTAAAAGACAGTGGGCGGGTTATAAACTGATTAATCCAGTTATTGTAGGGTGGAATCACGATACTATGAACTATAGTGCAAGTGAAGGCGCAGAACATACAATGACTATTGCTTATGAAGCAGTAGTATATGATTCAGGTAGTGCAGCCGCAGGGAGTCCCCCAGGATTCGGGACTGCGCATTATGATTCTACGCCAAGCCCATTAACATTAGGTGGTGGTCCATCTTTTACAGCGGTAACAGGTACAAGCGGAGTACGTACTGGTGCAGAGCAAATTTTTGGAACTAAAACAAGCGGGACAACTCCTGAGACTACATTTAGTATGACTGGCAAAACCTTAACTACAATAGACAATTATAATAACACTAAATCTTTAAGTAATAGTACAACGGCTAATCCAGCAGTAAAGGTCTCATTTACAACACCGCCGACTGTTGGCCAAGGTTCACTAAACAATATTTCATTCCCAGTAAATAACTCAAATAATGCTCCTACCAAGGGCACACTTAGAAACATAACTGGATCTCCATAATGGCTAGTAACTTACCTCCATCAACAACTTCTGATAGTGCTGAAGAAGTACGAAACTTCTTTGACAAGTATTTCCTACATCAGATTACCTTTCCAACAAATCAAATTGATGCAGTAGTTGGATTCTTTTTAAAGAGAGGATTTGATGACATTGCTGCCCGTAGCACTGCTATTGTATTATTAAATCAGGCAAGAATAGAAAACGTAAGCCCGTTTAAACTAGTTGACACTCTCAAAGGACTTACTGGCACACAATTAAGTAATGTTGTTACTGAAGTGTTGAATGTATATCGAGACCGTAGTTCGTCGTTGGGATTTAAATCTATCGCAACTGCAGAAACTGCAGAAAGTAGAAACATCCGCCAATGAGTCGATTTGCGCAGGGAAAATATACATTAGTCAATCCAGACAAGTATGTAGGAAACAGGACTCCTACATACCGAAGTAGTTGGGAATGGCATTTTATGCGATTCTGTGACCAAGATCCTCGCATAATGAAATGGGCTAGTGAAGCTGTTAAGATCCCTTATAAAGACCCATTTACTGGCCGAGGTACTGTATATGTACCTGATTTTTTTATTCAGTATGCAGATGCCAAAGGCAAAATGCAGGTAGAACTTATCGAAGTTAAACCGCAAAATCAAACCCTAAAAGAAAAAGTTGGTAAGAATCGCAACAACCAACTACAGTATGCAAAGAATCAAGTAAAGTGGCGAGCAGCATACGAATGGTGTGCTAGACAAGGTATTAAGTTTAGAATACTTACTGAACAAGAGTTATTCCATCAAGGCGGAAAAAGATAAGTAGTATTATGAAAAATCTCGAAGAAATCTTAAACTTGCCAGACAGCAAAAAAACAATCAAAAAAGCTGAGAAAGACAAGGCTGCAGAAGTTGCACAACCTTTTCTTCGTGACATGAGCGAATTTGATAAAATAGCGGCGGCATTACCAGCAGTTAAAGGGCTTGGTGATGCAAGTGACGCAGAGTTTGATGCATTAGCGCAACGTGCTACTGATGCGTATGATGACTTAATGGATCTAGGCATGAATGTTGAAGCACGTTATTCAGGACGTATATTCGAAGTAGCGGGCGGGATGCTTAAAAATGCTATTGATGCCAAAGCTGCAAAAATTGACAAGAAACTTAAGATGATCGAGTTACAACTTAAGAAGCAGAAATTAGACCTAGATGCAGGCCAACAAGACAACAGTGTAGATGTTACAGGGTCTGGAGTTATTGTATCGGATCGTAATAGTTTGCTTGAAAAACTAAAAAATATGAATAAATAATATATCAGGATTACCTTTATGAAATCGTTTACAGAATACCTAATGGAAAGCAAAGAAGAGAAGAAATACTCTTTTAAAATTAAAATTGCCGGAGATCTTCCAGAAAATTGCGAAGATGTTATGGAAACTGCTTTACAAAAATACCAAGTAGCTAAGTTTACAAAAACTAAGACTACTCCAATACAGGCTAAACTTCGTGACTTTCCTACTATGGAAAACTCGCAGGTCAGTATCTTTGATATCGAATTGGAATATCCAACTACAAGCGCAGTACTTACAAATTATATGTTAGAACAAACTGGCCTAACTGCTGAACGCATTAAAGTACGTAGCCCTGCAGAAGATGCAGAAGCAGAACTAAATGCAGAACATCTTGATGAAGACGATGCTAAGGCATTATTAACTCAAGACTATAAGAAAGAAAACAATCAAAATACTGTAGGTGATAAAGGCATTAGCAACTTCTTAAAAGATCTAGCTAAGGTTAGAAAAGAACATGTACAGTACAAGGGTGTGAATGATGCTATTCTAGCAAAGAAAGCCCCTAAAGAAAAATCACAAGAACAAGCTAAACCTGTTGCTGGCAAAAGTCCAATTGGTTCTGCTAAAGGAAAATAATTATGAACTTTAACGAACTATTCCAGAAAATGAGAGAGCTTGACGCTCCTGTAGCAGAAGAATTAAAAGGCGGCCAAAAGAAATTAGATGCTGATAAAGATGGCGACATCGAAGCTGATGATTTGAAAGCACTACGTGATAAGAAAGTTGATGAAGAACTAGTTGACGAATGTGGTATGGATATGCCATCAATGAGTTCTCCTAAACAACAAGACAATGTTACTATGAACATTAGTATGAACGGCAGCGGCTCAGGCGGCATCCGTGACTTAATGAATATTCTACGAGATCTTGAAGATGGACCCGGTGATGGTAGTAACGGTATGGACGACGAAATGGGCGTGATCATTGACAAAATGGCAGGCGACGAAGGAGACCGTGAAATGCCACTAATCGGTATGGACGAAGCAGAAGCAGGTGGGTTTGATCAAGCTAGTACTACTCCTGACGAAACATACCAAGATACAGAATATATGACCAAAGATCTATCCGGCGGCATTAATGGTCCTAAAACTATGTATAAGCACAGCTATCGTCAAGGCGATAACCCAATGGCAATGGAAACATTAACTAACAGACTTAGCAATCTTTATCAAGAAGTTAAAAGTCGATAATCGGCTATAAGCTACTCAAAGAGGCCCTGGTGGCCTCTTTTTTATTGTAAATAACATATGGCAAGTAAATCATTAGACGGCGTCCTGACCAAAAAGGCGCATACACGAGAAACCTTCACTGAGAGACACATTGAAGATTTAATCGCATGTTCAGATCCTAATACTGGGTATCACTATTTTTGCAGTAATTATTTTTATATTCAGCATCCCGTCAAAGGTAAGATGTTGTTTGAACCATTTGAATATCAAACAAGATTATTAGATGCATATCACGGACACAGATTTAATGTAAACATGTTACCACGACAAATGGGTAAGACTACCTGTGCCGCTGGCTACTTACTCTGGTTTGCAATGTTTCATCCAGACCAAACTATTCTTATTTCAGCGCATAAATTTACTGGTTCGCAGGAAATTATGCAGCGTATTCGATACGCATATGAACTATGTCCTGATCATATTCGCTCGGGCGTAGTAAACTATAACAAGGGCTCTATTGAGTTTGATAATGGATCACGTATTGTCTCTACAACTACTACTGGCAACACAGGTCGTGGTATGTCTATTTCCCTACTATATTGTGACGAGTTTGCTTTTGTGCCTCCAAATATCGCCGACGAGTTTTGGACTTCAATTTCCCCGACACTAGCAACTGGTGGTCGAGCAATTCTAACATCAACACCTAACAGTGATGAAGATACATTTGCTATCATATGGAAAGAAGCTAATAAGAAATTTGATGAGTTTGGAAACGAACAAGAAACAGGCATCAACGGATTCTTTCCGTTTACCTGTGCGTGGAGTGAACATCCAGATCGTGACGAAGCATGGGCAACATTAGAACGCGGACGCATTGGTGAAGAACGTTTCCGTCGTGAATACAATTGCGAATTCTTAGTCTATGACGAAACACTGATTAACAGTATACACCTTGCTGGTATGGAAGGTGCTAAGCCTTTGATGCAAATGGGGCAAACACGTTGGTATAAAGAACCAAGTAAAGAAAACATTTATGCAATCAGTTTAGACCCTAGTTTAGGAACAGGCGGAAACTCCGCTGGTATACAAGTATTTGAATTACCTAGTTTTACACAGGTGGCAGAATGGCATCATAACCTAACACCAATCCAAGGGCAAATTCGTGTACTGAGAGAAATACTCATGTATCTAAAAGAATCAATAGGGGAAGATAATACTAGTAACATATACTGGTCTATCGAGAATAACAACATTGGCGAAGCAGGACTAGTATGTATACGCGATATAGGTGAAGATCAATTTCCTGGATTATTTGTATCAGAACCAATTAGAAAAGGACATGTGCGTAAATTCCGCAAAGGTTTTAATACTACACATAAGACTAAAATATCAGCTGCTGCTCGTTTAAAATATCTAATAGAATCTAACAAGATGAAGATTAACAGCAAGCCTTTAATTACAGAACTTAAAGCATTTATTGCTACAGGCGTTACTTTTAAAGCTAAGACTGGAGAAGAAGACGACTTAGTCAGTGCATTACTATTAATTGTACGTATGGCCCAAGTATTAGCAGATTGGGATTCAAGAGTTTTTGACTCCTTTACTAGTAATGAAGAAGGCGAAGATGAAGATTATGAGCTGCCAATGCCTATATTCGTTTCGTCTAGTTTATGATAAATATCAATATGGACAAAAACCTCGAACCAATCGCCAAAGAACTATTCGGAAAAATTCGCACACAATTTCCAAAGATTAAACTTGGTGATGCAAACAGTGACGTAACTGATCGTCCTAAAGACGCTCGCTTCTTTGAATTTGATTTTGTAAAACGAGGTGTAAACCTTGGCTCAATCAGTGTAAGTATAAGCGAAGACGACGGCATGATTGTCATGTACAGTAACGAAATTACTGACGGACAACCTGACAGTGTAGCACGACAGTGGTACAACTTTTTGAGAGAATTGAGAGAATTTGCCAAACAAAATATGATGAGCTTTGCTATTAGAGATACAGCAAAGAGCAATCTAGATAAAAGAGATTATCAACATTTAGCCAATAATAACGGAGAAGGTAGTATGACTGAAAGTAAACTATGGGGCACATCTAAGACTAGTTATCAACAGATGGGCGAAGCTAAACTAATTGTTAGACATACCCAACCTGTAAACTATGCTCATGCTGCTGGTCGCACACTACACATTGAAAGTATCCACGTTGAGAATAGTCAAGGTGAGCGTTTTAAATATCCAGTGAAGCATTTGAATGGTGCCCGCGCTCTAGCTACTCATGTGGCACACGGTGGCACACCATATGATGGCATTGGTCAACACATTACTGGCCTAAGCGAAGAATTAAACAAACTACGTATGTTTAAGGGTTATGTTGATCGTAACTCTATGGTTAGTGAAGCAATGGGTAATATCCAAACTAAAGTATACGAGCGTATTGATCAAGTTAAGAAAGAAATCCGTAGCCTACAAAATCAAAGTTATTACGAATCATTTGCAGAATCATTTACAGTAAATGAAGCACAAGAAATCCCAGAAGACGTAGTTAATGATTGGATTGATCGTTTAACTATCCGTAGCTTTAACGAAGAATTAAAAAATGTATTTCCGTACATTTACAAACTGGTAGGTGAAGAAGTTGATGTAGTTAAAGAATTAACTCCTGACGATTTATTTAAAGTAGAAGATTCTTACGCAGACAGCACTAGCGAACATGAGCTTGCAGAATTTAACGAATTTGAATCATTCTTAAATAATCTAGTAAGTGAAGAAAGTGATTTATTTAACGCAGACGAAGAAAGTCAAAGCGCATCTATACAAACATTGAATCAACTAATTGCACAAGAATTCCCGGCTGGTGTAGATGGTACTAATGCTATCCAAAGTCTAAAAGGTGTAATTGATGATCAAGAATTAACAGACGCAATTAAACAGCTAGGTAAAGTAAATCCAGAAATGGATATTAGAGAATTTCTAAAGAGTTATCTAGAGAAGCATGACGAAGAAAATGGTACAGACATTGCTAGTAAGATCAATTTTGATTCTACTACACCTGCTCCAGAAGCTCCAGCTGAGCCAGCGGCAGCAGAAGCGCCTATGGCACCAGAACAGCCTGCTCCAGTAGCAGAAGAAAAAGAAGATCCACCGTTTGATGGTCCTTACAAAAAGCCAGGCGACAACAAAGACCAGTTTGGCAATACTGTTAAGAATCCTGCTCGTCATGCTGCTAAGAAAGGTATGGCTGCTGCTATTGCTAAAGCCAAGAAAGCTGGCGCTACTGCTGAGACTATAGTTAACTTTGGATCAGGCGAAATGTCATTAGGTGAAGCAATTACTAAAGCTGGATTAAATGTTGAAGAGTTTTTTGAAAGTTCTAGTAAGCACAATGAAGTAATCGAATTTGTTAAATCAATGTACGACGAGACAACTGGTAATTTCCCCAAAGGTGAAACTGGTGTACTACTAGCAGTTGAAAAGCAATTTGGTGAAGATGCTGCTGAAATGGCACACAGTGTAATTAGTGAACTATCACATGTATATGAATCAAATCGTCTACGTCAACTAGCGGGATTAGATGAAATGCGTCCTATGATGGATCCACAGGCTATGATGCAACAGCAAATGGGTACTATGAAATCTAAAATGCCAAACTTAGACCCTGCCGCCATGATGAAGAGTCAGCAAGATAGAATGACACAGATGAAGGCAAACATGCCACAAGGCGGTACTAACACTTCATCTTTCAAGGTAAATGGTAAGCCTGTATCAAAAGCAGAGTATGATGCATTTATGGCAAAGAATCCTCAACTAGGTCAGAATATGCAAAATCCCCAAAACGTAGTTAAAGGCAATCCGGATCTTGCAAGAATTAAGAAAATGGCAGGAATGCCAGATGATAGCGATTGGTAAAAATAAATCATAATTAAGCAAGAAATCTCTTGCAATGATAAATAAAAGTGCGTATAATAACATATATGCACTTTTTTAC